TAATATTTTCAAATGAGCCTTTTACCTGTTCATTATTTTTATTGTCATCATTCATTGCCTTTGCAGCAACATCAACTTCATTCAAGGGAATATCAAACGCCCTTGCAACATCCCTGATAACACTTCTGCCTTTCATCAACATAAATGTAGAAAGACCAGCAACATTATTTTTCCCATATTTATTTTTCAAATATTCCCTGACTCGATACCGTTTGTGATCCTCGAAATCAAGATCAATATCCGGTAAATCATTCCTGTCAGGAGAAATAAACCTAAAAAATACCAGATTATGAATTATTGGGTCGACATCAGTAATTCCAAGCAAAAAAGCGATAAGCGAACCACCCACAGACCCTCTACCTGGACCAACCATTATATCATTTTTTTTACACCAATTGATTAAATCCCATACAATCAAAAAGTATCTTTGAAATTTCATCTTTTTGATTAATTCAATCTCTTCCCCAACCCTGGAAGAATAAACGACATATTCCTCATCACTCAAATGATTTAATTTACGTTTCATTCCTCTGACGATTTGATTCCAAAGGAAATCATTTTCTTCTTCATCATCCTTAAATTCCATTATTGAGGGAAGAGAAACAGCTTGTTGTTTTATCTCAAATCCTTCACACATTGAAGCGATTCTTGTTGTCCATCTGAGTGCTTTCTTTATTTCAATTGCAGAAAGGCAATTTTGATCAATAAATGCTTGATACATTTCATCATAGCTTTTGAGATAAAGCCCAGTACAATTAAATTTCCAACGGGTAGAATCATGCCATTTTTTCTTTGATTGAATTGCAAGTAAAACTTCTTGATACAAGGATGATTCATTCGTTGGATAATGGCAATCATTTGTTGCTACAAGAGAATAATTATTTGTTCTTGACAAATGACTTAATAATTGACAAAGTTTATTGATTTTTATTTGTTCAGGAATATTATGGGGCATTACTTCCAGAAATGTTCTTTCAAATCCTATTGTATCCCCGATATTTTCAAGAATTTCTCTTCCGTCCGGCATATTCAAAAAGGAAAGAGAACATCCTGTTAATACAATTAACCCTTCCAGATTATTCAAAAGGATTTCTTTATCAATTCTCGGCCGGTAATAAAATCCAGTAGTACCTGCATATGACAGCATTTTGAGTAGATTATTCCAGCCAGTTTCATTCTCAACAAGTAAGGTAATATGATATCTTGTTTCTTTCTTTTCCTTAATTGTTGAATCAGAAACAATATACATTTCACAACCGATAATTGGCTTAATCCCAGCTTCTTTACATTGTTTCTGGTGATCAATTGCCCCATCGATGTTTCCGTGATTGGTGATTGAAAGATGAGTTTGCCCTAATGATTTTGCCAGTTCTGCATATTGTTTTGATGTTCCAACACCATCAAGGATAGAATATTGATTATGTAAATGAAGATGGCAGAAATTCATGTTTTGGTGCCCCTGAAGAGATTTGAACTCTTATGATTAATACAATCGAAAGATTTTAAGTCTTTTGTGTCTACCAGTTTCACCACAGGGGCATTTATTATGTTCTTGCCTTCAAATCAACTCTTGAAATAATAACAGATTTTTTATCATGTGTAGAAGTGTCCGTCACAGCAAATTGAATATCTTCAGGAATCATTCCAGTTTCATAATGATAATTTTGAAGTATATTTCTTATTTTTTCTTCAACATTTCTTGTTGCCTTATTAATAATATCTGCTATTGATTCCATTTCACTCTCCTATCAGGCAAACAACATGCTCAAAATTCTCTCCTTGAAATTTCAATGAATTCTTCCCAACAATACAATGTTGGAGTTTATCCAAAATATCATAAAGGAATGTTGGGGAAACAATAAACTGAATATCATCACCTTTATAGGCACAATTGGCATTTTCCTCAAACCACCCATAATCCCCTTCACCTTTGAAAATAATCCTCCTGTTTTTTACAGAAACAATTACCTGCTCATCACGAATTGATTCAGCTTTTGAAAATATTCCTGCCCTTTCCAGGATTTCTTTTGTCAAAGAGGGCAATTTCAACTCAACCCCTTCAACATTCAAAAATTCAGAAACATCCGGGAATTCTCCGGCATCAGTCCGACAAGAAAATATAAGGCCATTTCCTGCCCTGAAATGTGCCCACCCTGCCGTTTCGCAGAATTCCGCTATAGGGTAGCGGGTCAGACTTTTAACTGCTGTAGCGGGCAAAAGAACGGCTTCCTTGAATGCTTTCTTGCCGCCGTTCCCGATATCCACTCGCATGATCCTGAAATCATCAGATGCAGTCAAATATCTCCCATTAATATAAATATTGGAAAGGACCGGTTTACTCATATCATCAGCGGCAAATGGCTGAATCATTTTTAGGGCCGGAAGGAAGGTTTCAGGAAGTTTTACCCAATCCTTTGAATTGCCAAGTTCATCCAGGGGCAATTTGATTTCTGATTCCAGCCTGATTCCAGCTTTGGACCTGCCGCATTCCAAGTGAAGCATATTATCGGCTTCATCAACAGAAATTTCAATTTCTTCATCCTTCAGTTTGGAAACCAATTTATATAATTCATCTGCACGAACTGCCCCGGTAATATTAATACTGATTGGATACCGGACTGCAATTTGATCATTATAGGTTACAACATGCTTGTTTATAAATGCAAATGAGGTTGCTTGCTCAATTAATTTTTCATTACCAGCAAGCCCTGGTTTAACTGCTTCAAGGGCTGTTTGCAATTCCTGCTTTTTGATTTTCATTTTATTGCCTCTTTCCATTCTGGATAATTTTTAATTGGATATTTTTCTTCATTCATTTTGATTTTCATTTCAGTAGCTTCATCAAGATTGATTCCATTATCATGTGCAAGATATTCAAGGATGATTCTAACATCTGCCAATTCTTCAGAAAGTCGCTGTTTATCAGGTTTCTTGCCCCATTCAAACAATTCTGCAAGTTCGGCGGATTCAATACAAAGTTTATGACTTAACGTTAATCCTGAATGATATTTTTCCCAATCTCTTTCTTTACGGAAATCAATTAATTGTTGAAGTATTTTGTTCATAAATCCAATCCTCTTTGTTCATTCTTGGCACTAATAATATTTTTTAACGCAGTTCTATAATAGGATTGTTTTAATTCAATTCCAATAGGAAATCTTTTCATTTGAATTGCAACATACATTTCTGAACCAATACCTGCAAATGGGGTTAATATCGTATCACCTTCTTTTGACCACAGAAGCATGGCACGTTCAATTGTATCAAGTTGAAGAGGACAAATGTGCCGTTCATCTTCTTTTTCACGTGCAAGAGCATAGTTTAACGTTCTTGTTTGCCTAATATCCATCCAAACAGGTGATGCATATCTTTGCCAAACCTTATGACTATATTTATTTATTCTTGGATCATCACTTTTTGATTCTGCCGGTTCAGCCCTTTCTCCGGTATAATATTCAAATCCTCTTCCATGTGAAATAGGATCGGAATTATCTCCTGGTTTGCGCATTGTCACAAGATAATCAGGTAAACCTTGGGCACAACGACTTGAATCTTTTGATATTTGTTTGTGTGCAAGTGTAAGATTTTTCGTTCGTGTTGCTTGAACAAGTGGATCTTTCCAAATACAAACTTCAGAATGATAAATAAAATTTGATTGTTGAAATGTCCTGATTATATCCCCTCTGAAATCTTCCATTCCCATATATCCATTATGAGAAATTGTCATAGGAAGATTCATACAATGAATTGAAATAGAACGTCCAGGTTTCATTACCCTAAAAAGTTCTTTTACAAGAAATTTAAAATGTTCTTTGAATTCATCTGAATTTGAGCTATTCCCCATATCCCTTTCAGAATTGGAATATGTAAATAATGAGGAAAAAGGCGGAGAAAAGATGGAAAATCCAATACTTTCATCAGGAATACCTTTTATAATTTCAATACAATCACCATGATAAAGTGCAAATTTATCAGTAATTTTTTGATTTATTACTTTAACCATTCTGGTAACTCCATTTCAATTTCAGGATTATATTCGGTAATTGTTTGTTCGGCGCCACGAATCAATTTTGATGATATTGGAGACATTGCAGAAAGCATTCCTTCTATCATCTGTTGAGCATATTCTTCTTTTTTCTTTATATTTTTAACAATCGCACCTTCAGATTCAGACGAAATAATATGGACATCAACCTTATTTTCCTGGCCAAATCTCCAGCACCTTCTTATTGCTTGATAATATTCTTCATAACTGTCTGATAAACCAACAAACATCACATTATGACAATGTTGCCAATTCATACCGAAACCAAAAATTGTTGATTTGCTTATTAATACCTTTTGACTTCCATTTACAAAATTTTCAGCAGAATTTATTTTATGATCTTCGGTATCTGAACCTTTTACTTCAACAGAATCATTTATTTTAAGTTTTAATTGTTCTGATTCAACATTGAGGTTACACCACACAATCCATTGCCCTTTTGATTTATTTATGATTTCAGCCGCCTTGTCGGTTCTCAATGGTAATGAATCGCGTTTTGCTTGTCGGCGTTCCGATAATGTTTTTGCCTCATAAGCAAGTAGGCCAAGACTATTTTTTGGTTTAACATTCGATTTTATAATATGTTCATGAAATTCAATTGGGGGAAGAATAAAACCATTATCATTATAACCAAGGTTGGATGGTTTCTGAATCAATACAGACCAAGAGCATACCCATTCCCAAAAATCTTTTATTGCATGTTTTTTCAATCTCCATGTTCCGGTATCACCTGTATCATTGATAAAAAACATAGAAAGCATTTCTGACCTGGACATAATACTAAGAAATTCAGCATGATTTCCAAGTTCCATAAAATCGTTGGGGGATGGCGTAGCAGTACAACAAAGTCGATATGGAGTTTTACAAAATAATTGAATAAGTAATGTTCGATATTTTGATGAATATGACTTCAGACAACTGGACTCATCGAGTACAATACCAATAAATTTTGAAGTATCAAATTTATGAATTTTTTCATAATTGGTGATGTTTATTCCATTTATGATATCGTCTTGTGATTCACAAATATTAACTTCAATATTAAATTTTTTACCTTCCTGTTTTGATTGTCTGGCAACGGATAAGGGTGCAAGAATAAGGATTGGTTTCTTTGTTTCTTCATGAACAAGTCTTGACCATTCTAACTGCTGAAATGTTTTACCAAGACCGCAATCTTCGAATAATGCAGACCTTCCTCGTTTTAAGGACCATATTACACAATCCTTTTGAAAATCAATAAGTTTATTATTAAGTTGTTTTTTATCAATAGAAAAACCTGTTGGAATATCAACAAGTTTTTTATTTTCAAGAAATTTTTGGTATTTGTTCATAAATTTCCTTTTCTTCCCGATTCTGAATATGATCAAAAAAGAATCCTTTCATATTTTTTGTTCTAAGCTGTTTCGGAAGTTCAAAATCTTCATATGGCACGTTTTTCATTATGTCGTTTCTGGCCTTAACAAAATATGTTCTGAATCTTTGCAATTCATATTCTGTCCAGCCAGTTTTTTTATTAACAAATGAATTTTTGACAGTTGAAGTTAATGGCTGATACCGCATTGGATAAATTTCATTTACACCAATACTTTGTAAAAATCTTGCCCGATATAAGGCATCAGCAGGAGTATCCGTAAATCCATACAACATCAAAACGGATATTTTTTTGATACCGTTTTTCTTTGCAAGATTTATCGCATCAACAAGAAAACTTTCCTTCCCGGCAGAATCAAATGCAAATCGGACATCAGTCAATTTTAATTCCGCAATTCTTCCGGCTCTATATTTTGAAAACAATCTTGCTTCAAGCCCTTGATTGAATTCTACATAGGGCATTTTCTTTAATTTATCAATAGCTAAATCAAAATGTTTTCTCGAACAGGCAAGGAAATTGTTATCACAAACAATCGGTCTTGGTATGAAATTAGAAACTTCTTTGAAACTTCCTTCAATTTTTGGAACAGCACAAAAGGAACAACTATTTACACAACCTCTTGTTGTAAATGTTGCAAGTGGATTATGAAAAATTACAGGTTCGCAAAAATCAATAGTGTTTCTGACTTCTGCAATTCCTTCAAATTTATCACGGATCAGAAGAGCGCCAGGACCGCCTACAACCACCGGTTTTTTCTGAGCCGTAATAAACCTGACAGCCTCGGCAAAAAGCCAAGTGAACGGGATAGAAACATAAATTATCCCGTTCACTTGCCATGCCGCAAAAGTTTTGCGCCACAGATTTATCATTTAATTGTTCCAGGAAAAAACTCCATCGGCCTCGGAAATCTGGCCAATAATCAGGAGAGTATTATAAACATAGCCAAACATATAGTTGGCTACGTTTGTATTGGTTTTACCGCCTTTCTCGACAAACAATTCGTCGGAATATTTAACGATATCATCCCGAGTGCCGCCTTTCTTCAAGGCGTCAACAAGGGCATGACTCCGGGTATAAGCATTTGCATCCAGCTTACGACCACGCCTTACACCTGCTTTCCGCTCCTTCTTGATCTTCTCCTTCTTTACCGGCCTGCCTTCCGTGGCCAGCTTCTGGAGCTTCTCAACCACATAATCCCGGCATTTCTTCAGGTCTTTCAGGAAGGGCGGGGCAATACGAACACCCATTTCCTTGGCAATGGCCTGGAGTTCAGGAATCTTCTTAGCTGCCTTGGCGCTCTTCACCTGAGCCGTGGTGTCAATCTTTTCAGTTTCAATCACTTCAACTGTTCCTTCTTCTTGCTCTTCGGATTCGGTCATGCTAGTTTCTTCATTCCCCTCTTCGGTACCACCTGCCGTACCACCCATTGATTCCGGCAGGTCGGCACCAATAGTCTTTAGGGTTGCAAGCGTTTCTTCAGACATTTCATCATCATCCGCCAACAGGGTGCTTGCTTCCCGCAGTTTCTGATCCAGCACTTTGGCATTGGCCTTTACATCAATACGCTGCTTATCACCTTCCTCAAACAGTACATCGTTCAGTTCCTTCGCCGCCTTGACCAGTTCACCCCTCGTTACCGTTTCCTTTTCACTCATGACTTCCTCCAAACTTCCTCCAAATATTTTGGTTTAAATATTGTCTGCATCTTGCCGACAACCTATTGTCACTATTATTATACTGAAAAATATAAAAAAACTACCAAAATATTTTGCTTTTTATTATTTTTTTTAATAACTCCCCAAAAATGCCCGGCCTATCTCCAATCTCTGAAGAACCGTAACATATTTTTTGCCCCTTTTCCCGGATCTCACCATCAACTGATTTATCCTAAATAACCCCAACTCTGCTTCATCATCAGTTTGATTTAAGCCGAAGAAGGCAGTTGCATGTGAATATTTCCGTTTATCTTCCGAATAGTTATCAAGTGAAATCCATTCTTTCCCAAGAGCTTTCCCATCTGCCTGGGTAACAGCGGCAACAAATGCATTTCTCCGGTGAGCCATTGCCCTGAGTTTTTTCCATTTAGAGTTTTCCCCATGCCGAAAATCCTTTCGCTGATCATCCTTTTCTATAGCCATAATATCGGGATAGTCAACCAGGATCACATCTGCATCAAATCCGTCTTGTTGCCACTCATCTAATTTATTATCAATCATCCTGGTGGTTAATGTATCTGCCGGATATTCAGCAAACCGCCATTTTCCACCACGATATGTTTTTACAAATTTACGCTCAATTTCATATCCCTCTTTCCAAGTCAAGGGTTCACACTTTTCTTTTATCCGAAACCAGGGAGCGCCAATATATTCATGAGTCCCGGCACATTTTGTACAGGGTATATGGTCAGAATAAGTTTTGAATGCCGGTAAATAATTCTTTGCCAATCCTTCGAGTTTAAATGGCTTCTTTTCCTCAATAAACGGATTACTACCGGGGGCGGATTGACATTCACCTGTTTGGTTTTTCCAACAATCGGCAACAGGAATTAATAATTCCTTGCAAAATTCAGCCTCATTGCTCCTTCTGGCAAGGTGGATATATTTTCTCAATTCCATTTCTTCCCGGTTCATATCCCCTGCAGCAAAGAAAGCAACTGACCTCCCATTTTTCATGGCTTGGAAGGCTATATCCATCAAAATCCAAGTCTTACCAACCTTCTCTTGTCCAAGAAACCCAACAAAGCCACCTTTTACAAAATGCCTATTTAATAAATTCCCTAATTTACCGGGATACTCGATTATTGGTTCAGAAACTTCCTCAAATATTTTTCTAGTTCTGTCAATATTATCGGCAAAAAAATTAGGATCGGATTTTTCTTCTTTTTCAAAAGGGGAATATTTTTCAATTATAGATTTTGCCTGTGATAAATCTCCCTGTTCTGCAAGCTGCCTGATTTCGTCAGCAAGTTTTATTACTTTTTGTTCATCAAAATAATTTATTGTTTCATCAATTAATGCAGAAAGGGAATATTCATTGGTTTCATATTCCCCTGAAAGGCTGGTTAAAATATCATCAATATCTTCAATTTGTTCTTGGGTAAGGATATTTCGTCTTTTGTATGAACCAAAAATTAATTCAATATCTTTTTGTGGTGATTTATTATGGATATTGAAATGACGAATACACCATGAAGCAATAGTGTTTGCTGCTTGGGATTGAAAATATTGATCCTGGAATTTTTCAGAAATGAATCTTAGAAATTCATCATTGGTAATCAGCCCAATAATGATTCTTCTTTCGATAAATTGCTCAGACATTACGGTTGTCCTGGCCTTGCATATCCTTGATGCTTATTTTGGTAATGAGGATTATCGCCAATTTTATTTACCGTTGCTAAACAGCTAAGGCAGAATTTACGGGCAGGAAGTTGGCCAGTCCAAAATAATTTAACTTGATGTTTCTTCTTACATCTTGGGCAAATGCAATCAGTTAACACCGATTCCTTTAAAAGTATATCGCTGCAATCTCCTTTCTTTCTTGCCATTTTCCCTCCTTAAATTCAAAAATAGGCCGGGAGTTTTTAATTTCCTCCCGGCCAAATTCATTCCGAATCAAACCTAATTTTGATTGAAGACGATTGCAATTTCCAGAATTGCTTTTTATTTTTTCATAGGCATTTTCTCCTTAATAAATTTTGGTTTTACCCAATCAGGGTATAAAATCACTTCTCCATCTGCTGCGTTTACTTCTCCAAGGCAACGCATATCGAGTGAATTAAGGACCGCAAGCAATCTTGCGTCACAAACAGTTAAATATTCTTCCAATTGGATTGCAAGTTCTTCCTGATTTTTTGCTTTATTGATTTTATCAAGTTGGTTTTCAGTGAATAATGAACCTATTCCGAATCCAATCACAAATATTGAAATATAATTCCAGGTTATTTTCATTTTATCAACACTCGATTCTAGTTATCTAACTTGCCCGTAGAACGATTTTCTTTAAAATGAATAGGGAAGTATGGGCTAGGGTAAAAACTCTTAAATTAGATTATAAATTTCTCTCCGAAGGTTAGCTTTTTCTTTATTATACTCAGAAAAAGAAGAAACCAGCCTATTTTTTTCTAAAATCTCTATTTTTCATCTGAACAATAGTACACCAGTCAGAAATTCTATTAGTTAATCGGATATCCTGGAGTTTTTCAGCCAACTCATTTAAGGAATAATTTGAGGTAAAGATAATTTGTCTTTCCCATTCATATCTTGCAACAAGAATCGAATACAGCATTACATAGGACCAATCAGTTGTTTTATCTATTCCAAAATCATCCACTATTAACAATTCAACTTCTTTATATTTCTTAATCAGAATTTCAGAAGCAGTAAAAACAAAATCTTTTTGTTCTCTATATGGGTTTTCTTCTATGGTTTCGTCATAATCTCGAATTATTATATTTGGTCTTGAATAACTATTTTTAATTGATTCAACAATATCATTTTCTTTAATGAAAATTGCCGCTCTTGGGTCATTCCATGATTTAGGATGCAGTTTCCATTGTTCAATATGATAAATTAAAGCAAGAACAGAGGATATTGTTTTTCCTGCTCCTGATTCCCCGGTAAAATAAATACTTTCACCTAAATTAAATTTTTGATTCCCTTCTCTGTAAATTTTATATGCAATTTTGGCAATCTTTGAAGGAACTCCATATTCCAATAATTTTTCAAACATTGATTCTATCTCCATTTTCATTGGTTAATCTTGTCCATACTCCATTATCGACAATTACATCGATCCTATCCCGAGGAGCATTATTTTTAGACATGAATCTGTTGGTTGGTTTAGATTGTTGGTTATTTTTACGGGGGTTTTTATGGCGTTCAATTGCTGCTTCAATCTTAATAAATTTTTGCCGAAAAGCTGAACCGCTTTCAACTTCAGGAACATAATCAAGTCCATAAATCTTTGAATATTCATAAAGGACTTTTCTTTGTCTTTTCAATTCAATCCCATTTTGTTCTTCAAGGATGCGAAATTCATTAGACCATTGATTTAATTGTTTGGTCGTATGAATGATATTCTTTTTTGAGGAAATAGTTTTTGATAACTTTTCAGCCAAGGGGAAAAACTTTTCATTTCTTTCTTTCAAGGATGGTTTTTTTGAAGAAATATTTTCCTGAGAGGGGGTTTTAACCCCCTCGGAATTATTAATAAATGAATTATTCTTATCTGGACTATTAATAGGGTCTATAGCTCCTATAGAGGGGGGGTCTATAGCTCCTATAGAGGGGGGGTCTATAGCTCCTATAGAGGGGGGCGTTCTTGCTTCATAAATATTTGATGAACATCCGCCATTTTGTTTATATCTTTTTTGCCTTTCAATCCATCCTTTTTCTTCAGCTATTTTTAAATATTTAATTATTGTCGATACTGTTAATCCTGTTTTTTTCATTAATGTATTGGTACTTGGGAAGGCACTTGGACAATGTTCATTCATAAATGTTGATAATACAATTAAAATATATTTGCAATTTGGTTCTAAATTTGAATCAAGAATTGCAGTTCTCCAAGTATAAAAATGTCCTATTTTTTTGTCAGTTCTTTCCATTATTATTTTCCTCCAATACTACAGAATTTTGTAATAAAGTCTTGCCGGGATGCCAAGTCTTTTTGTAGAAATCAATTTTAAGGAAATGAGATTTTTACGGAGGGAACTTATTTTGTCAATTCCAAGCATTAAATCTTGAGATTGTTTTTTGTCCGTAATATGAAAAGAACCATCATCTATTAATTCTCGTTGCTGTTTAAAATAAAATCTTTTTGATAAAAGATATGAGTAATAAACAGCAGGTAATAATCCGATTTGCCTTATAAGAATTTTGTTTGTAGAAATCCAAGGTTCTTCGGTTGAGGGAATTTCTTCTTCATCTGGGAATTGAATAGGCTGTTTTGATCGGTCCATTTACATCCTCCTTTAGAGATTGCAAATGGCAATGGGAAAATAGATATGTCATTTGAAACCTCGCTATGCGGCTTGAATCCGCAGGTTTAATTGAAAGGGAAATGGAACGGTTACATAGCGAATAACCGTTCCATCAGCCTGGGCAGCTTCCCCCGATGATCAGTCAGGGTATCCTTATTTCTACTATATTATATAAAAAATCTAAGGGAAAATAAAGGGATATTTTTCTTAATTATTTTAAAGATTTAAGGAGATAGAGGAAATCTGCTTATTAGTCTTAAAATATTTAATAGTCCAGACCTTATCTTTTGAAAGATATTCCCGGATGGCCTTGGGCGTTTCATGATTATCCCCTAATTTCCTAACAAGATTATTG